TCCTTTTGAAGAGCAATATTCTGAGCCTCTTCAAGAAGTTTTGGCTTTAGTCTTTTTGATTCTTTTTCTAGTAATCCTGCTTCTTTTAATTCTTCAATTTTTTCTGTGATTTCTTCTGATGTGTATCCTTCTTTTCCTTTATACCATTGTTTTATTATTTTCTCTTGGTCATAAAGGTTATTAGTTTCTAAAGCATTAATATTGTTTTCTTCAATTAAAGTTTTTATAAATAATTGTAAATCTTCCGTTTTTGATTTAGTCTTTGCATTAATATCAAATTCTAAAATTCTTTTTGTTGGTTCTGATAATGCATTGATAAAATTATCAAATTCTTCTACTTGCTTCTTTGAAAAATTATGTTCTAATAATTTAGTAAAAGTTTCTTCATTTATCTCATCAGAATCAAAGCCTTCATAAGATTCCTTAATAATTCCTTTTTTTGCAAGTGAATTTATTAAGTTTACTATTTCTGAGGATTCTTCATCTTCGGAGTTTTCTGTTGGGTCTATTTCAAGATCTTTATTGTTTATTTCAATTTCTGGTTCTTCGGGAGTTTCTTTTTTTGAAACAAGTGTTTCTATTGCTTTTTCTTTTAAAGAATTTTCTAAAACCTTTTTAGATTCTTTAGTTTCTTCTAATATAGGAGTAGTAATAGTTTTTTGCGGTTCATCTAGTTTTTCTTCAGGTGTATCAAATTCAATCGTTAAAAAACTTTTAAACTCATCATCCGAAAGTAAACTAGGATTTTTGAAATTAAAATCTAATGTTTGGTTCATATTAAAGTTATTATAAGTTAAGTAATTTTTTACTAGATAATTGAATATTTTTTATAAAAATTAGAATGATTATATAAATTTGTATTCATCATAAAAATGGTTATTTATTAACCTTTGCTATAAGGAGTTGGTTATCACTTTTTTTAATATCCGCAGCTATTTTTTCACGTGCAATTCTTAATTTTTCTTTTTCTATTTCTTGCATACTATTTAATTCATTTACGCGTAGGTCTAATTCTATTTTCTGATTATTTTGTATATCCGCATTTCGTAAGTTCTTTATTTTTTCCGTATATATATTTTTTTCCTTTTCTTGAATAGTTCTTAGTTTGTTTAACTCTTCAAGACCACCACCTTCAGAAAATTGTGTTTGCCCAATAACTCTTATTTCAGCAATTTTTTCTTGTGATTCTCTATCTAATTGTTTTTGCTGTGCTTCATATTGTAATTTTTGTTCTAACTGTTGTTGCTGTAAAGTCACTAAAGATTGCTGCTGCTGTTGTTGTTGCTCTAAAATTTGTTGTTGTTTGCTTTCCTTTTCAATTTGTAAATTTTTTAACTTAGCATAAATTTCTGCGGTACTCTTTGAAGTAATAAGTGCTAACTTATCAAACACATCTGCACCTAATGTGTTATCCGCCATTACATAATTTTTGATGTTCTCCATCATTATGTTATCATCTAAGTTGTTTACTACATAAATACCTAAATCACTAAGAATTAAATCATCAGTATTCATACTAAACAACACTCGCTCACTCTGATCATTAATATAGGTTAGTTCTATCATGTTACCCTGCATTGCAAAATATTTTGCACATTCTAACATAGTTTGTCTTACCCTTTTCATCGTTTCAAAATGTTCGTCAAATAAATATTTTATGGAAAACGACCCTCTAGTTATTCCTTGAGTTATACCTGCTTTTGTTTCGTTAGGCCCTATCTCTCCTAAAAATTGAGGAGGAATACCCACTACCTGTAAACATTCATTTTTGCAAAGTTCCGCTAGTCTTGCTTTTTCTATTACTTCCGAAGTAACAGTTAAATCTACCATTTGCCCATAACCTCCTGTCACCCCTAAGTTTGATTGCCCTGTATTAGCAATAGAAGTATCTAAAACTCCTAGTCCGGTATCTCTTGCCGTCATCGCAAACTTTAATAGATTATGCCTTCCCCATTCTTCCCCTAAAGATTCCATAGGAATAATGTTTTGATTCATCGCATAAAACTTTCCTATTTCTGTTTTCAACTTTTGTTCATTTCTGTTCCATAGAAAATTATACATCACTTGCCAAGGTTTACACTTTGAAACAATAGACACCGTTTCATTATATTTATTGGTTGTAGGCCCTCCATGAATAGGTATTAAAGACCCATATTTTTTACCTAACTGAGGAATTTGAATAGGATACTTTTCTAATTTAATCCATATGTCATCCGAATTATCAGGATTAGGATTACTAGAAAGATTTATTTTAATGCACCGCCAAAGTTCATTAATATAAAACCATTCAATGTGTTCGCCATCATATAAAGTTTTTTCTGTTTTTTCCTTTGAATAAGTTTGATCATACGTAGGTTTGTTCACCACTTTATACGTTTCGTCAATTACAGAACTTAAAACAAACTCTCCTCTAAGTTTAATAGTTAGTTTTCCTAACTTTCTAGGAACTTGAAAATACATATTAGAAACTTCAATTAATCTTTCTTTATATTCTTCTCCACGATACTTATTATCTTTATCACTTCCCGTTGCTATTTCCCTAAATGCTAGATAATTTTGTGTGGACTCAATTATACCCGGTGTATCTAAATTATACCTTGCATTCGAATCCATTGTTAATAAGGTCTTGTAATGAATATGTAACTGCTCAAGTTTACTTATGTCCTCTTCATTTAGTTCAGTGCCAAACCTATTTATTATATTTAAAGGCGATTCATACTCAAACCAATGAAACATTACTGCTTCTGATATATCATTTGTATGTGGGCTTCGTAAGTAAGAACAATACCTAGGATCTAATATTTCAGGTTTATAATCATTATCCATTAAGTTTATATGCATGTATGGATAATCAGTAACTACCTTATTAAAGAAAAATTGTTTTTCTAAAAAAGGCATATTAAATTTTCTATCGTCCAAAGCAATTTGATGGTTAGCCCATTTTTCTATTTCTAACCTATATTCTTTAGCATAGTACTGCTGAATTTCAGGCATCTTTTTAAACATTTCATACTGTTGATTAAATACATCAGGCTGCTCTTCAAGAGTTATTCCTTGTTCTTGCACTCTTTGGATAAACATTCTTTCTAAAGGTTCTACTATTAGATTTCTTAGCTCTTGATTTTTTTGCTCTATAATTTGATTTTGTGCTTCTCTATTAACTGCTATAGCGGAATAATTAATATATTTTTTTGAAAGCTCTGAAGTAATTGCATTTACAATAACAGGAATAATTGGAAAAAACTTTAAGTCATAATCTACTGACTCCCCTTTCAAAATGTCTAACTCCGCTTTATATTCTGATTCATCCTTTATATAGTCTTCTGTGTCTATTACTCCATAAGATAAGTTAAATAGTTTTCTTATATTGTCTCTGTTAGAGTTTATCTGTTGTCTTGATATCCATTCATAATGATAAACAAGTTTTTTTACATACTCATAATCATTAAATTGTTTTTCTTTTTCATTTAAGACTTTAGCATAATCAAAATTATTGTCTGATTTTAGTTTAGTTCCTGGAATATCCTTGATAGGAAGTTTAGGAAAAACTCCTAGTTGTTTATGGTTTTGTTTGCTCATTATATTTTGTTTATAATAATCTTAATAAATAATTACTTAATATAACTTTTTTTCAACTAAAAATTTATTTATAATATAAATATTTGTGATGACTATTATTTTGCTTTAGAAAATGGAGAACTTAGTTTTTTAAAAGAAGAAGTATTCATAGAAGTTTTAAAAGAAGATGGAATACTTTTTATAGCCGATATTGGTTTTTTAGTGTATCCTCCTTTAATATCCACAATAAAGTTTTTTGTTGTAGAAGACTCCGATGCTACTAGTGCTAATACAAAACTTACAAACCTATCGGTATTTAATTTCGGTGTCCAATTAATAAATTCTTGAATAAGCATTTTATCTTTTATTTTATGCGCCCCATATCGCGTGGTTGATTCTCCTGTGTTTATATTGAAGGCATCCGCAATAGGTTGTTCAAGGTAACGTATCACTTTTTCAATACACCTAGTTTTAAATTTACCTTCCATTCTTACACCTATCTCATCTCGTATTGTAGAGTTAGGCATCATATCACTGATAATAATCATTTGTGACCTATTCAATAGATATTTTCGTTTTCCTTGTCGAATCATCCATTCAATAAAATCTTTAACGTTAGACTCTACTGCCGCCATAGCATTATAATATTCTAATAAATCAGCACATATTTGATAAGTCTCCGTTACTCTTTTGTGTCTACCTGTATAACTAGCAACAGGATATCCCTCTACATATTTACCATCTCTTTCATGATCCGCCATGTAAATAGTAATGGACATCAATGATTTTGATGTAGAAGTATCTAAATTATAAATAGGGTCAATTCCTGCATAATATAAACCTAAAGGAGGATTTACTTGAGGGAATTCCCAAATTAAAATAGCCCCTCTGTTATCATCATCAGGCCTAGGATATAAAGTAGAAATAGGAATATCATCAACAAATTTATGCTTCAACTTCCCACTTCCATCTCTTTCTAGTTTTACAATAATATCTTTTTTAAGAATAAGCTCTTGCTCAATTTGTTTTAACAAAGTTGTAGGAAAAGGATTATTTTCTCTTTGGTCAAACGCATCCTGTAGTGTACGTGGGTGTTGGCTTTTATACATTTTGTATTCCTGTTCTCCTCCTGCTTTTGCTTTCTCTTCTTCAATAGTAATATATTTCAAGGCTAATTCAATATCCGAATTACCATGCTCATCATAACATTTAACAATTTCTTTTGTATATGGATCCATATATGTATAGTTCCATTCATCAGGATAGAAAAATCCTATGTCGTTATTGCTACCTGAAAAAGTATCTTTAATACTGCGAATCCCGTAAGCAGTAGGATTAAAACACATGCTTTGAAGATCCGATGCATCTTTAAGTTCTCCTATTGCTCCCATGGCTATAAAGGTTCCTGTTTTAACTCCTCCTAACTTAAGGTTATCCTTTACATATCCCCATACTTTTGATAAGTTAGGATAAATACCCGCCTCCGTTGCATAAATAAACTTAGCCGCACCACCAACAGCTTTTGCCATATTTTTTTTAGTGGTAGCCCCTTTAATCTTGGATTTGTTACCTTTAAATGTAACCTTTTTTTCAAAGGTTCCTTCCGTGACTGCAACCTTTTGTTCCCAATTTAATTTTTCTGAAGGGTTAAAATGACGATACCAACCCGTGTTTGAGTTTAAAAAATCTTTGTAGTTTTCCAATATATCCCATTCACCATTGACATACTCTTCTTCATGTGCAATTATCTTACACATACTTCTTTGCCCAAACCATAATTCTTTGCATAACAAAGAAACAAGACAAAAAGAAATTCCCCGTTGTCGGCATTTAGTACCAATTACATCTTGTTGGTTTAAAATAGCAAGTTCTATGTGTAAAAATAAATGATACTGACCATCAAAAACATCAGGAAAAGTTTGTCTGTTTTCTATTTTATTATATATAGGGTTATAATTTAAAAAGAAATAGTAAGACCCCGGTATGAATATTCCATTAATGATAATTCCTTGTACACATTTTCTCCGTTCAGTGAGCCAAAAAGTTTTATAGTCTTCACTCTTAGGATGACTATTTGTATACTTTTTGTTTGTTATAAAATTAAGACACGAACTCCGCCATAAGTCCGTGTCTGTAAAGTTATATTCACCAGGGATTTTAAAATTGGACTCTACAAAATCGATATATTCTTTAGGTGTACCAAATTCTTTAATTCCCCATTTGCCATTAGAAAATTCAAGGAGCGATTTAAAAGGATTCATCAGTAGTCATCTTCATAATCTTCATCTATTGCGCTAATAATGTCTGCTCTATTTCTTGTGATTTCTTTTTGATATGCGGCTTCAGCCTCTTGATATGCTTTTATAATTTGTGGTAAAGATTTTATAGTAGTCACTATTTGACTTAAATTGCCATCTCTTCCAGATTCTATATCCGTTGCTTCTAAATAAGAAGAAAGATTTTCTACTGCCTTTTTACATCCTTTTAATATTTTTCTCACAGGAGAATTATATAATTGCTCACATTTTTTTTCTGCACTTATAAATTCTTTACTCTGAGTATTTACTTTTTCAGGTAAATCTTTGAATATTTTTAAATCTTTTTCTTCTTCAGTATAGTATTGGTACGGTGAAGAAGGGTCGTATTTAGCCCATAGAAACTGTAAAGCAATAATTCCTTGTTTATTAAACAAAAGATTAAACTCAGGAATTAAATAGACACTGTCATTTAAAATTACCTTGCCATCTTTGGTTTCTATTATTTTAGGAATAGACATTTAAATTTCCTTTATGTTAAAACCTAAACTTATAAGAATATGGATCCACTTTTCTAAAGACATCTTAAAAATAATTTGATAAATCTCTGTTGCTCCTTCTTCTAAAAACTCCATAATTATTACTTCACTACCATACTCAGGGGTGTGATCTTCTGTAAAATTTAATATTTTTTTGGAATTAAGATTAAAATATGTTTTTTTAAACTCAGGTTTTTCAATAGGAAGTTTAGGCTTGACAGGTTTTTTACCAATACCTAAACGCTCATAAGAATCCATATCAGACTCCCATTCTTTTAATTCATTCTCATAACTATTCAAGTTTGACGGCTTGACCATAGTAGAAAAAACTTCTAACGGAATAAACGTATCCGCATAATTATTACCATTAGCCTTATGAAGGTAAATAGTCTGTGATGGAGAGTTACTCAAGTTTAATGTGTTATCCGTATTAATCATGTTAGTTCAATTTTGGTTGGTCTAATAAGTTAAGAATTTTATG